CGCAGCATTTACTCGTGGAGAGGCTACAAAGGCGACTGCAACGGAGATTGCAGCACTGGCAGCGTACACAACGAGTGAGATTGGCCGAATGGCTCGTGAAAGAGACTCCGCAATAGAGCAAATGGCCAACATTTACTCCTGTATGGTGTCTCTGTTCCTCGAAGAAGAGAAGGTTGCGGAGATTGTGATGCTCGATGGCAAGGCAACTACCGTAAACCCCGACGATTTGAACGGTGATTTCGAGGTATTTGCTGCAGACCAGGCGTCTACACCCATCTCTGAGGCCATTCGCAACCAGCGATTGCTGCAAAACGTGCAGATTCTGCAGGGATTGGGCGTACCCAACACCGCATTGCTCAAAGAGATTGTCCGTTCGCTGCAATTGCCCGAGGATTTCCTTGAAGGTGAGATGATGCAGCAGGAAGGCGTGGGTATTCCGGGTGGCGTGGCTCCTGATGGCCCACCCACCGCGCAAGATATGATTAACAACCCCACTCCAGGGAACGTCAGCGACATGTTGCTCGGCGGTGGCGTAGGATTTACCCAATAATGCCGGTAGTTAAGCGAAAAGGCGGTGGCTACAAGGTCAAAAACACCAAGACCAAGAAGCGCATGACCAAGGCACAAGCACAACGGCAGCAAAAAGCCATATACGCCAACAAGAAGAGGAAGTAATGCCATTGTTTGACTACTTCTGTGGAGAGCATGTGCATGAGGCGCTCTTCCTTCCCAAGGAGGAGGTGCCCGATTCCATTGATTGTCCACAATGCGGCAAGCTTGCCCTCAAACAACTCTCGATGCCAGCTTCTACGCCGGGTCGGTGGGGTGACCAGACGGGCAAATACGGTGTTGACGGTTTCTTCGATCGTGGTCTTGGTGCTCGCTACCAGACCTCGATGCAACGGGAAGCCATCATGGAAGCGAAGGGCCTTGTCTCGACTAATGACTTCGACAAACACCATGTCGAGGACACGCTACAAAAGCAACTCGCTCACGAGAAGCAGGCAGACGCTAACCTTGCTAGATACAAGTCGAATCTGAAGAAGTTTGAGGGTGACAAGAGCCGTGCTGTTGCGGAAACTTTCACCATTTCCGAAATGAAAAAACAAGGTACTCTTGCCAGAGATGCCGCAAAGGAGGCCTGACATGGCTGAGAGAATGCTTGAAGAAGAAGAGATGTTGATGGACCGAGCTATGACCCTTGAGGGTATCGAGGACGAGGCTGCTGCTGGTCTTGTTGGTGATGTAGAGTTTGAGATGAACGAGCTAAATCAGCTTGTAGATGCACTCAACTTGATTCTTCCATCCTTCAAAATGCCCGCTTATCCCGAGTTTACCGAAGACCTTGATGGTCCTCTGCCTGCAGAGTTTGTTCGCCAGCTTCAAATGGTGGCCGATGCAGCAACAGATGCAGGCATGGAGCGTCTGTCGTTCGACGTTGCTGAGATTGAGGATGCGGAAAGCCTTCAAGACGTGGCCGCCAAGTTGGACGTTCTGTCTAAGAACGAAGCATTCATTACCTTCTTGCGTTCTGAGCGTAAGGAAGCAGAAGAGGCAGTAGAGTCACCCGTCGAGGCTGAGGCTGAGGTGGTGGCAGAAGCTGTCCCTGAGGAAGACCTTGAAATGATGATGGCTCAGAGAGCCTAAAGGAAACAACATGGAAGGAACAGAGGCTCAAGCCGCCCCGGTTCAGGACTCAGCACCCGCTGAACAACCTGAAGGACAAGCAACCGAGTCTGTTGAAGCACAAGCACCAGCAGAAGAAGCACCTGAAGCGTCGATTGAAGACCTGGCAGCAGCCGAGTTGGATGCCGACATCTTCAATGCAAAGAACCCGCACAAGGGAATCAACTACCAAGAAGTAATTTCTGAGCTTCCTGAGGATGCACAGAAACTCGTTGCTAACTTGCGTGCTGATTACCAGCGGAAGACATCGAATCTGTCTGAGCAGCGCAAAGCCATTGAGGCTACTCGTGCTGACTTAGAAGCTCAACGTAAGGCGTTGTTAGATTCAGACTTCTTTCAGGACATCACGGCCACCGCTGATAAAGAGCTGGGCGAGTTCAACCCCTACGATGACAAGTCGTTTGAGGAACGAATCCAGAAAGAGGTAGCCCAACGAATGAAGTCCATGTTGGAGCCTATGCGTCAACAGCAGGAACTCCAGAACCAGAAGATTCGTCTGCAGCAGTTCAAGTCAGAACATCCAGACCTTGAGGACATCAAGACAGATGTTGCCAAAGTTCTGATGGACAACAAGCACATGAACTTGGAGCAAGCTTATTGGCAAGTCAAAGGTCGCGTTCTCTCTAACAAAATGAAGACGCAGGAAGCCGAGTTGTCTTCGTACAAGAAGGTGGCCCGTGAGGCTGGTCTTAAGGTTGGAGGTGCTTCACGAGGCCGTACTAACGGCATTCCAAAGCACATCATGGACCAGGACGATCCCGCTGCGATTTACAACTGGCTCAAGGAAAACAAAGGCAAAGTCAAAATTTGATATTTGCCCTGCCCCGTCTTCTTTGCTATTGTTTGCTCTGAAGACGGGAGCCCCTTGACAGGACAAGCGAAGTCTTCCGGCCCCACTGGGACAACCGAAAGTCTTTTCTATCTTTTATTCTATGGGCATTGTGCCCTTTAGGACTTGTCTGTCATGGCTATTCAGAACGATATTCTGAGTTCAACCGCACGTGCGCGGTCGAAAAAGGCGCTTGACAACCTCTTTGAGACCGTACCCCTGCTGGACCACATCCAGAAAGCAGGCGGTGTCGAGATCATCAATGGTGGTCAACGCATTACACGCTCTGCAATCCTTGCCGAGCACTCTAACATTACCCAGCTTGCTACTGGTTATGAAGCTGTCTCCTCCTCGGTGGCTGACGTTCTTCGTTCTCCTGAGTTCGAGTGGTGCGACTTTGTTGCTCCTATCGTCATCACGAAGAAAGAAGAACTCTCCAACAAGGGTGAGCGTGCTGTCATCTCCATCGCTGATGCCCGCATGAAGAGCGTTCTTGGAATGCTCAAGCGTGAGTGGGAACTTCAAGCAGTTCGTGGAACTTCCACTGTCCTTACCGAGATGGAAACTCTCAACGGTATTGACAACACCACTGGTTGGTTGGAAGAAGGTGCGTTTGGAACTGGTCAAGCCAACACTGTTGGTGGACTGGCTAAGAACACCTACGCCTCCAGCAACTGGAACAACCAGAGCTTCAACGTCTCTGCTGACTTCGCCAACAACGGTTTGGATGGAATGACGGAGCTTATGATTCAGACTCAGATTTACGCACCCGAGGGTACTGTAGACCTGATTCTTTCAAGCCCTACTTCCTATCGTCTCTACAAGAGCTTCCTGCAGGCTCAAGAGCGGTACATGCCAAAAGAGACCGTGCTTGATGGTGGACGCTTGGCGTTGGCTTTCAATGGCGCTCTCATGTATGTGGAAAACAACCTGGGAACTGGCACCGCTGCCAACCCCTCGATGTACTTCCTCAACACCAAGAGCATGAAGGTTGTCTTCGATTCTGAGGCCAACTTCTCCATGAGCGACTTTGAGCACAAGAGTGGCTACGCTGCTCGCGAGGCACAGATGTTCGTTCGTACTCAGCTTGTTGCTGACCACCTGGCGTCCCTCGGACTCCTTTACAACGCGGAGGCCTAGAATGTCATTCGGTCATTTGAATCATGGTAAGCCACCTCTTGAGGTGTCCGTTGTTACTGGCGCATCTGCTGACATTGTAGAGTTCACCGCTGGTGGCGCTATTGCAGCAGGCGACGTTGTTGCCTTTGACGTAGCAGGACAAACTGGAGAGGCTCAAACACAAGTAGTCATCCAAGCAGCAGTAGACAGTGCCGCTGCTATTGGTGTTGCTGTTGAAGCAATTACTGCTGGTGAAGCAACTGCTGGCGCTCAGGTGCGAGTCTGCATTGCAGGCTACATCGAGGGCGTAAACGCTACTGGTGGCGCTGGTCTTGCACAGGGAAATCCTGTTATTATTTCAGGTGCAACTGCTGGTGCAGTAGACATTAGCACTGGTGGAGCTATCACCCCAGTGTTGGGTGTTGCTCTGGACGCTGAGGCAGACAACGCTGTCACTTTGTACTTGTTCCGTCAGCTTTAGACTACGGCCCGCGTGCTAAACTTGGGGCGGGCATCCATTCGGGTGCTCGCCCTATTTGCATGGAGTTCTGATGAACCTCGCTGAAATGAGAGCCATGGTTGGGTCAATCGTAGACTACGACCCAAACGTGCAGACCTACCGTGATGAGGTCAATCGCATTCTGAATGAACTCTACTTAGACTTCTTTACTGACCGTCCTTGGAAGTTCGCCCAAGAGACAGAAGAGGTCCAGGTCTACAAAGACGTGACGATTAACAACGGTAGAATAAACATTGGTGCAAACACAGTTACTGCAGTCACAGGAACGCCTTTTCTGTCGTGGATGGAAGGCGCAATTGTTGAGATTACAGGCGCTGAAGAAGTTGACAACGGCGAATACGAAATCACCAAATCAACAAGCACCGTTCTTTATTTGGAGGGTTTTTCTGCTAGTGCTACGAGGACTGGCCTCACTATTACGGTCAAGCAGCGATTCATCGACATGCCAGAAGACTGTTCCGAAGTGCTTGCCATTGGAATCCGAAGCCCAACTTCAGGAACCCAAGCACACTTTGAGTACCTCTCACGCGCTCGTGACGAAGAGCTTTCCCTTCTCTTGAGCTCTACAGGCCTTCCTACTGATTGGCTTATCTATGATGACGTGACCATGACTCAGCCTGTATTACAGCCTGCACTTGCAGCAGATACATCAGGTAGCACATGGTCTACGTTTGGAACTTACTACGTTCATTACACTTTTGTTCACAAGAACAAAGAAAGCGCCCCGTCTCCAGTAGCTACTGTGACTGCAAGTGCTTCGACTTGGCAGTTGGACTTGTCCAACCTTCAAAACACAGGAACAAACTCTGGAATATTTAAACGGTTTTATCTAAGAACCACTACGAACAATGCGTTCTATCAAGTGTCAAACGCTGACATTGATGAGACTACACTGTCCATCGACAACCTAAATGTTGCGACTGACCACTTAGCAAATGGTCGCAGGCTGCCTGAGAACGACGGCCACTACAAGCGAGTGCGTCTCTACCCTCGCCAGGACACCGATTATCTCGTAGAGGTGCGATTCGTGTACCGTCCTGACCGTCTCATCGAGGATACGGATGTTCCCGAGTTTCCCCCTGACCACCACCGCTACCTCGTCTACAGGGCCTGTCAGGAGCTTTTCGTCAAGCATGACAATCTGCAGCATTCTGAGTTGTACCGTCGCAAGGCAGATGCGGAGCTGGTGAGAATCCAGAACCTCTACTTGTCTGAAGGGGCAGGTTATTGGATTAAGCAGGGGTATCGAGAGACTACGCTCAAGTACCAGACTGCTACGTCGTTGACTCACCGGGGATAGCATGGACCCAAGGCTCAAACTAGAAGTCCCTAAGCTTGGTGGTGTAGAAGAGATTCTGCCGCAAGCTGATGGCATGGCCACCAAGGTAGAAAACTTTACGGTGGACCCTGCTACGGGTGGATGGGACAACCGGATTGGCTACGAGAAGTTCTTCCCGAACGATGTGCTGTATGCGCCGTTTACTACTGAGAAGCGGATTCACAGCCTGTATGTTTGGAGCACTCACAACGGTGCTCGTACTTACTACCTATACGAGTCTGAAAACATTGGTGAGGCTCGGTGCGATTTAAGCTATCTCGTAGGAAACACAGGCTCCGGCGGCGGAATCGTAGACATTGATAAGTTTCGTAGAATACCTACGCTCAACGAGGCTGTTACCGACTACGAACCTTTTGGTAGATACCTCATTATCGTAAACGGACATGACAAACCGCTGAAGTTTGACGGTGAAAAAGAGAACAATGAGGTTCGTCCGATTGGTTGGGAAACAATACCGGGAACAGTAAGCCCTTGGAATCCTGACCCTTCTGGAAACTCTGGTTCAGGACAAGGTCAAACCCAATGGATAAAGTTCTATCAGGAGCTTCCAGGTGGTACAGGGTCTGGTGGCAATAACCAAAACGGAGGGGTTCCTCTTGGCTGGGAAACGACCTATGGTCTTGGCTCTCTTACAGCAGATGCACCAAACAATTACAGATGGAAAGTTTCATTCGTTAGTGAAACCGGAAGCGAAAGTCCATTGTCTGCCTCTTCTGAACTAGCAAGTTGGACAACTCCAACTGGTGCCAGTTTACAAAAAAGACAAGGTGTGTTTCTCGAAGGTGTTCCTATTGGTCCAGCAGGAACGGTTGCTAGACGACTTTATAGAACCAAGAACCTTGGCTCTGGTGTAGACACAGCAAGCAATTATTTCTTTGTTGCTGAAATAAAAAACAATGTAGAAGAGACTTATGTGGACTACACGCCAGATTCGTTTCTTGTTGTTCCGGCTCCATCTGCATCGCAAAGCGTAATGTTTCCAGCACCTGGAGCTCGGTTTGCAGCTACGTTCAAAAACTGTTTGTTCCTTGATGGTGGTCAAGCTGACCCCACTCGTGTGTACTACTCGAACCCACTGAATCCCGATTCATTTTCTGCCTCTGACTACTTTGATGTGGGCATGCGAGATGGTGGCGACATTACAGGGTTGTTTGCCTACTACAACAGTTTGATATTGTTTCGTGAATCGTCTATCGAGTTGGTCCGTGGAGACCCTGTTAGTGGGTTTCAAGTGGTGCCTTTCATTCAAGGTATTGGTTCAAGAGCAATCAACTCGGTTAGTGCTGTTCCTGGCGTTGGCATTGTGTTCTTGGGCAACGATGGTGTCTACCGAATCTACGGTGGACTTGATGGTGGCTCCGAGGTTCAGATTGAGAAGATGAGCCCTGGATTAGTAAAGACAGAGAAGCGCTTTAACCCTGCTCTTTTGGCTCGTGCTTCTGCTACCTACAGTCCCAAGTGGCGTGAGTGGCATTGCTACATTCCAGTAGACGGAGAGGAAAAACCATCGTTTGGCCTCGTTTACCATGTAGACAAGAACGCATGGTCTACTCGTACTGGATTCCCAGTAGGGTGCATTGCTGCTGATCAGAATGGCGAGCTCATCTTTGGTCACAACACAGGCAAGCCATCAGGTACACCATTAGATTGGGAGACTGGCCTGTTTGTAATCTCAAGAAAACGTGCTGCTGGATACAGCGTCATTCCATTGTCTGACCCCACCGCAGTGCAGGATGCTGCACCACCTACCAGCATCTACAAGTCCAACTGGATGGACATGGGCAAGGCAGCGCAGAAGAAGTTCGTCAAGTACGTCTACCTTCATGTGATGACCAAGGGCGACAACACGATTCCCATCACCTACTACAAAGACTTCGACTACAACGGCACAACGTCTTCTGGTGAGAAGATGCAGCGGGCAGACCATGTAGACCAGGGTGTGTTTGACCTTGGTGTATGGGACACGGCTGTGTGGGAAGACCCGTTCTTCACTACGATTCGCTACCCGATTGCACTGGGTGCAGCCTCGTTCTTTGCCTTTGAGGTAGAGACAAGCAACGACATGGTTCTTGTGGGGTACTCGCTGGAGTTCGCAGCCAACAAGACCCACACCATTAAGGGCAAACGATAATGGCATTCAAGTGGACAGAAGGTGAACACCGTAGTGGTAACATCCTTGATGTTGACGAGTTCAACACTTCGTTCAATGCATTCAAGGGAGAAATCAACGGTGGACTTGACCGAGAAAACTTAGCAAATGGAAGCGTATCCAATGCTCAGTTAGGGCCCAAAGCGTTTATCAAATACGCAGTCAAACCAGGCATCCGTATGCAAGACACTGTTTTGGAGACTGCTACTTGGGATGATGGTGGTGGTGGAGGAGCAATAACTCAACAGTTTCGCTGCACCAATTACAACAACTACGCAGGTGGTTGGGTAACAAACAACGGCCAAAAGCTTACTTCTTTGTATCAAGAAGGAATGCTTCACATTGAGTACAACGGTTGGTATTGGCTCCGAAACCATATTGCGACAACCAATGTGGGTAGAACAAACACTCATTTAGCAGGGTGGTGTCAGTTTGAACTAATCCTTGATGGAAGTCCTATTGTCACGAGTGGTCGCCATTACCAAAATGTAGGGCAGATTCATTTAGTTACTGATGTCCCTGTCGCCACAGGCAATCACGAGATTGCTTTGAGGTGGAGGTTTTCTGCAAATCCAGACCCAACTACAGTGACTGCTCCAACCTCTGGTAGTGAGTTGGCAAGACCAATCTTTTATTATGACGGTGGTCAAATCACAGTCATCAACAGGTATCGCTAATGAGCAAGATTAGTACAGCCAATTTTGAAGCTGGTGAAACTACCAATCGCACCGATGCAAACAACAAGTTTTCCGCTGTAGCTACAGCAACTGGTTCTATTAACGAGGAAAATGTTCGCTCGGAGGGCATCGACAAAAGACAACTTGCTGTACGCAATTCTGTAATTGGTCGAACAGAGCCTTTGGTCTACATAAACGCAACTGACAATCTAAACTCCGGCGCGATTGTAGATACAACCTATGCAGGTCAAAACGGAACGCAGAAGTTTGAGTTGAATGGTAGTGCTAACCCAGACCTTGTCATCGACCTCACTGGTCTTCCTGGTGGTTATTTATCTATTTCGTCAGGAGACTTGATTCGTATTCATTACAGCATTTACTTCAAAAGCCACAACGATACAGCAGGTTCTGCTTTTACCTCTTGTGGAGAAGAAGGCAGTGGCAAGGAGGGTAATCCTGCTGATGGTATTGGCTTAGTAATCTTTCCTACTTGGAAGCTCAGCGGTGGTGGAGCTCATGAAATGTTTCCAAACGAAGTAAACCTCGTCAATAACTTTGGCCCTAGTGCTGGAGTTACCTTCGACAACAACACTGCCAAAACAGATTCTATATCGTTTGTTTCAATGGAGGGCGCTGCCGCTAGTGCATTGAGAGGTGGTGAAACAGAGCGAATGGTTCATGGCACATGGAGCCATGTTGCTACCCAATCGTACACAGTTTACGAGCTTAGGTTGTACGGTCGCGGACCTATGGTGTACCAAGGCGACAGACAACTGTATGTGCCTACTTGGGGGTCTGACAGATACCACACCGATTACATGGATGTTCCAGTGTCTGGCACTACGTTTGATTTTACCATGTCAAACGGACAACTTGGTATCATGGTTATGAGGGGAGATAGCTAATGGCGTATACACCAACAACCATGCCAGCAGGTGCTGTTTTAGCCACCAACGCTGGAGGCCAAGGCGTTCAAGACAACATCGACAAGATGAGAAATTATGTCGATGGTGGAGTGGTGTCAGGAGATATGGCTACTGACAACTGGGTTGACTCGAAACATGTCATGCGTGGCCACTACAACTCCATTGTGAACATGCACAGTTTTGTAAGTGGTCTAAACGGTGGGTACACATCTGAAAGAGATGAGATGTCGTTTGTTGGAGATGGTCCAACTGGACGGGGAGAGCCTACTAATCCAAGCCAAACAAACTTTTCAAACACTGGTGTAAGTTTCTTTTTGCGAGGAACAGCAGATGTAATGTTTCAGTTCACTGCTTATCCAATCACGCCTTCAGTTACTGCTCTTGCTTCGTCTCCTCTTACAAAAGCATCTATCTATATTGATGGCGTTAGAGCACTGCAGACCCAAGTAGCAACTCGACATATTACAGACTCTCATCAAGATAGTGATTTTTGGTTGGCTCACAACTTCAATGTTTGGTCTGGTTTCTTTGTATCTTCTGGTCTTGGACAAGGGGAACATACAATTACTATTAGAGGCGAAACTGAGGGTCGTTATAGCTTTCTTATGAACTTCTCCGTGAGCCTTGAGGCTTTCTACAGGTAGGACAACATGGCGGAAAAAACAGGAAGAGGAGCGGCAGCAGCGCAAGGAGCAGCCACTGGAGCAGGCATTGGTGCCACTCTTGGGTTTGGTGTTCCTGGTGCAGCGATTGGTGCAGGCATTGGAGCCTTGGGTGGGGCTGTATTTGGTGGTGATGAGGCTGCTGCACTTCGCGAGGAAGAACTGGCAGAGTTGAGACGACGACAGGAAATGAACGCACTGGGGTTAACCGATGAACAAGAAGCTGCTCTGCGCTCTCAGATTATGGGACCAGCTAGCCAACTCGCTGGTGAAAGGTCAGGACAGATGGCAAAGCTTGCGGCCACTCAAGACCTTGGAGCTGGAGCAACGGCTCGCAGAGCTGTCGAGGAGACCGCCCAAGAACAAGAACTGATGCAGGATGCAGCCAACAAGATTGCCATGGCTGACATGAAGCAGCGCCTTGAGGAAGAGGCCCGCATTTCTCAGTTGACCGGAGAGGTATCTGCACAACAGAAGGCTGACCAAGAGGCTGCATTTGCTGGCATTTTAGCAACTGCCGATGTCTTTGGCGGAATCAGACAAGGCCAACAAGAACAGATTCTTAGTCTTGAAGAACAAATGGAAATGCGTAGACGCAAAGAACTGGCTGAAGACTTGGGAGTTGACACAAAGGGCAACACGGTTGAGCAGGGTCTTGGCCTTTACAAAAGCGTTTTTGGATAGAACATGGCTACTAACTCTGAATACTGGAAAGATAGATACAATACCGGTGTCACCGAGATGTACAGAGGCTACATCGAGGAGGCTCGTGAGGCTGCTGAACTGACCAACAAGTCAATCGCTGAACGCCGTTCAGAACTGCAGAAGATTATCCGAGACTTAGACAGCGACATCATGTCTGCTCAACGTGCGTTGGAGACAGGTCAGACCACTCACTTCAGGGCTCACATGACAGCCCGTGGTGACCGTGTGCGTGCGGCTCGAGCATCAGCAAAAGGCAGCGGACGTGCAGGTAGTGAGCTCGACAAGCTGAGGGAGAAAGCAAGTGCAGCCACCGCTGCTTCTTTGCAGGAGGCTGTTGAGTTTGCTGCAACCCAAGGTGATGACGCTTTTGGTGTTTCTGATGCCTTGAGAACATTTACTAGCCGTGCATCTATGGCTCGTTTTCTTGGTCAGATTGGCATGGTTCCAGAAAATCCAGACGCTGGCAGAATAAGTGAGGCCGAAAGACATGCTGTTGCTCTCGGAGTAGCAGAGGGTCTTGAGATTGGTTTACCTGCAAATCAGTTCTTTGACGTAAGTCCCGACAGTATTAGAGACGTTGCTTTTGACATTACTGGCAAAAGAACAACTCCTGCGATTTTTGATGAAGTAAAAAGAACAGCAGGAAACCAAGTAGGTGCAAGAGCAAGTGCTATCTCTCGTGGTCCTGTGGTGACTGACGCAGACGTTGACCGTGCTTTGGAAGAGTCCGGGCTGACAGCCTCTATGGCGCAGCGACAAGCAGACATTGAGCGCATGCAAGCAGAACGCTCGGCAGCAGTATCAGCGGCTGCACGTTTGCCGGGAGAAATGGGTGAGGAAGAGATTCTGCAGCAGGCTGCTGGACGGATGGGACAGATTGGTCGGTATGCTGGTCAGCCCCAAAACTTTATTGCTGTTCAACGAAACTTAAACGACGCTCGCCGTCGATTCGCAGAGCAAGAAGCGCAGATTGCTGAGAACGAGACGCAACGAGCAGCCATCCGCTCCATGAGCCCTTCTCAACGCATTCTTCTGCAGGCATCGCTCGATGGTCTTGACATGAAGCAGCGTCATCCTCGTGGTATGCCTCCCGAGTTGACCGAGCAGAGCATGGACTTTAGCAGTCAAATTTCCAACGCTATGCGGAATGACCCCAGAATGC